ATCCAAACAAAAATCCTCATGTTGTGCGTTATATGGAAATGAAATATAGCCAGGAACTAAAGAAGCATGAAGGGGATAAATTAAGAAAGTATAAAAATTTTGAACGTCTAAGTAAAAAGGCGGAAGACAAGAAACAATTTGGCCATGCTATAAATGCAGAATATCGTAGTGGACAGATGGCAGGATTTTTTATAGATAAGAAAGAAGTAACCCATGTTGGATTGGAGGGAATGAGTCGTGAACAACTTGAAAAAAGGTTATCCGAACTTGAAGGAAAAATCGGAGAAGCCAAAAATATCATTGACGTTACGCCAGACAAAATTAGTGAGTGAAGGTAATTTTATGACAGTGTTTAACGAAGTTCATAATAGTCATTTAAATTCATCTGTTGGTATTGTTTCAATTTTAATAGATAATAAAAATGAATAATAGACTATGCATATGGGATAAAATGAATAATAGACTATCCATATGGCATTAAATGAAAAGCTGACTATACATATGGGATTATATGAAAACTAAAAAAATAAAAAAAGGATCTAAAATTTTAAATTTTAATTTTAAAAATCTAGACAATAATATTTTAGATTATCCCTTTGTAGAAATAAAGTGGCTTGATATTGAGGGTGATAGTGGTTGGTCAGATACTAAAAGTTTGAACAAAGAAAAATTACCAACGTGTGTTTCTAAAGGTTATTTATTATCTCAATCAAAAGGTATTACAAGAATTTTTACTGATTATATAGAAACCAAAAATAAACCTACGTTTGATAATATTGGTAATACTACAATAATTCCAACGGCAGTAATTCAATCAATTAAAGAAATAAAAATTTAATTTAATCTTGTATTAATTTTTTTAACGTATATCTCTGGTGCTATGGATAAGTTTTTAGCATTTATTATCAGAGCACTAGTTTTTTACCCTTTACCCTTTGTAATAGTCGCAGTTTTATTAGCTTTTTTACTATAATTTTTTATTTGACATCTATTTTATAATATCATATCTTCATGGGATATGTATAAATTAACAATTAAAAAAAGGAGCAATTAAAATGGGCTACACTAATTACTGGCATAAATATAACGACTTTACCGATACAGAATGGAAACAAATCAAAGAGGAATTTAGCTATATCAAAACAGTTGTTGGTCATTTAATTGAAGACCAAAGCACAGAAGATATAATTAAGTTTAATGGTGTTGGAGATAATGGACATGAAGATTTTTATCTTAACAAAGAAGCAAAAACACCCTTTGATAAAACTTGGGCAGGGCAAGACGTGTCTTTTGATTTTTGCAAAACTAAAGAAAAACCTTATGACATAGCCGTATGGTACTTATTAACTTTTATTAATAGGATTTGTCCACACTTTGCCATAAGCAGAGATAGATAACTTATGTGGTGTACAACAATAGGAATGTATTTAAATTTATCCTGCTTGACTTTTTTAGGTCAAATAAAAAAGCCACTTACAAAATTTTTGTTTGTTTTTTATTAGTATTAAAACATTAAATAAAAACAATCAGAGTGTCCTCTGGAAGTTAGCCATTGAGGGCACTCATTAACTAACAATAAAAACGGAGCAATAAAAATGAGCACAAAACAAATAAGCAAAGATAATAAAGAGTATTGGGAAAATAAACTTAATACAAAATATAATACTAAAATAAAAGCTATTGAGAGTATGCACCTTGCAGAGATAAGGGAGAATACTGAAAAAAACTTTGGTAGCTTCACAAAAATGCTTAGGGTTGAGACAGACCTAAAAGCTGTTGAAAAGGCAGAAAAGGATTATAACACCTTTTTTGAAAGTATTGATAAATTACTCAATACTAAAAGAGCTACATTAAGAGACGCTTGTCAAAAACTAGAAACCAAACTGAAAGATTGGGCTTCTAATCGTGGTTGGGATAATAATAGTTCTTATTCTGGGCCAGACAGAGTACCTAGTTGGGATTATGACAATAAGAAAGACTATTCTATGAACTCTGATTTCACTAAATTTTTAGAGAGTAAGTGCCACGAGGAAACAAAAAAAGCATTTTACAAAACTAAAAAAGGTGAGGAGTTGCACGAAATAGCAAAAGATCAAGAGGAAGCTATTGATCTATTACACTCTGATATGATTGGTACAGAAATATTAAAACATATTTCAACTATTGCTAAAAGGTCTAAAATAGCAATTTCAATACCCCAATCAGACGTTAAACAATTAACAAGCTAAAAAATAAATAGCCCTATGTTATGAGCATAGGGTATTAAAATAATTAATTATCTTCTTGACTTCTTATTATATCCCATTAAATTGAGAGAGTGTTAAACATAAAAAAACAACTTAACCAAGAGGTAAATCAAATGACAACACAAAAAATAGTACAAATAAAAAAAACAAAAACACTTTCACCTATTGAGAATGTAAAATTATTCAAAGCGTGTGAGTTAAACGATAACAGAAAAACATATAATAAATTATGGATTGATGTTAAATCAGAGGCGTTAGAAATAGTTGATAGTTTAGGTGGTTCAATTATTAATAAATATAAGTCTAAATCTTATTATATAGAGATAGCTAAAAAGAATACCACTAGATTTGATGTCAAATCATTTAAAGAACAGCACCCACACTTATATGATAAATTTATTGTTGAGGGTGAAAGCGTTGAACTTAAAACAAAGATTGTAAAATAATGATACTTGATGACCAATATATTACCAAAGATATGCTTACTGATGATAGCTATAAGGGAGCTAATTTTGCAGAGGGTAGTGTAGTTAAATATGATCTAAAAAATGGTAAAATAAATATACTTTGTTTTTGTGCAGATGATGAAATTGCAAAGGGTATTGTTCAAGGTCTTAATCTATTAGATAATCTAGAAGCTAGTGGAATAGAGCTAAAAATATTTTAGAATTCTTGATAATTGGGATACACCGACAACCAATTATCTTGATTAGAGAGGCAACAACGGGAGACTAGAGTTGCCTCTTTTTTTATGTTATTGACCTAATAGCATAATGAAAAAACCAGAAAATAATCTTTGGCAACGTATTAAAAAACTAAAGCTAAAAGGTCAATTATTCCGTATAGAATCTAACACTATTAATGGTATTCCAGATGTTTATTGGTTGGTAAATGGTAAAAGTATTTGGATTGAACTCAAGTCTAATGGTGTCAAGAATTTAGGCTTATCTAAGTATCAAATCAACTGGCACTTATCACACCACAAAAACGCTGGGCTATCTTTTATCCTGCGAGAAGACCTCTCGCACAGACCTTGCTCAGAATATCAAATCTTCGTGGTTCGTGAACCGAGAGACGTGCACCATGCCTACTCATCACTCAAATTGATTGACGCAATAAACTTCTTGAAAAAATAAACACGCTTCACGCATGACTTAATGACCTTGCCTATGGCAAGGTCATTAACATGGTTCATTAACATTGAACCATTAACCTTGCATATGGGGAATTTTCATTTTCATTAACATTAACATTAGAAAAAAAATAACTAACCTTGCATATGGAGAATTTTCACTTCTATTAACATTAACATTAGTAAAAAAATAACTAACCTTGTATATGGAGAATTTTGACTTTGTTTACATTAACATAAAATCAATATCTGACTATCCATATGGAGATATATAGGGCTAGGGCTAGGGCTAAAAACTTTTTAAAAAAAAATAATTCCAGGACCACGGGCCGGGACTCTTCTATATATATAAAGAATAAAAATAATTAAAAATAATTAAAAAAAGATTTGACAGCTATTACATCCCATGTTAATAAGATGCATTAACCAACTAAGGATGTAAAATGACTAAAAAAATAAGATCTAAAAAAAATAATTTATTTAATTATTTTGCTTGTGATCATAAAGACTTAAGCAAAGATTATTTAAAAAGCTGTAACAATTTTTTTAAAGAAATAAAAAAAAATAACGACCCGTTCGGCTTTAAAAAAGCAATTGATACCAGCGTGATTGATAAGCTTACGCCAAAAGAATTAGACGAAGCAATGGAAGCGGCTGGCCTGGGTTTGAGTCGTGACGACTTCAGCGATGGCGGGGCGGATCTACAGGACCTTAAAGAAATAATAGAGGGGGATCAATCATGATTCATATATCAAAAATGACCGGAAAGCTGGAAGGCTTTCAGGCCATCAGCACAAATACAATTACAAATTCTTATTGTAATAAAAATTA